CGTATAATTGTTTAAATTATGATGCTGGATCGAAGGTACGATCTACGATCTTACCGTATGAACCAGATGTGTCCTCTGGAAGGAGACGGAATGATACTTCAAACATTGAAGCCTCATCACGCTTTGCAGATACTGTTACATTCTCAATTGAGAGTGCACGGTATGCTGTGTAGACACGCTCTACTGTTGCAGAGTCTACGCAATCACCTGTACCAGGACCGATTGCAACGATACCACGCTCAACTGGACATTCGCCAAGTTCACCAGCAGAAAGGTTAAGAACCTGTCCGTTAGATGTTGACTTTGTGCCTGTTAATTGTGAATCGCTGAATGCTAAAGCAAGTAGAAGATTTTCTAGTGTAGCCTCAGCAAAAGCAGTTGCAAGATTTACCTGCATACCCTGCTTGTAAAGTTTAGCAACGTCAAGAATCTGGTCAACCTGTACTTCGCCGAAGTCAGGCTGGAACTGCAATTCAAGACCGTTCATGGTGTAACCTACGTTTGTGTAACCTGCATCATCTGCAAGTGTCTCTCTAAAAGACTCTGTACCATCAAATGCCTCTAGGGTATCTGCTGCTAGTGTTGTATCTGCAACGAAAAGTGCTGCTGCTCCAACGATGATGTTGGTTGACGAACCACGACTATATGCCATTTTTCACCTCTTTCTGTAATCTATAGAATAGATATTAAGTTGTTGGCGCTTGTTTCCTCAACCTAAGTATAACAGCCTTTTAAGTGTATAATGCGTCTAGTGGGTCATTCGTGTGATAGTCATACTGAACAATCACTTTATTTCTATAAATCATTCTCATTGACCCCTGGGCAGACTGCAATTCTAGAAGGTCTCTAGACTCGTCTACCTGAAAAGTCTTAGTATTGTGGAAAAATACTGGCTGTGAAATAGTGCCAATAGAGTCCTGATTAGCAGCAGACCAGGAGTTGAGATCTTGTGCAGATGAGTCTTCTCTGTCAAGGGCAGCATTAATAATACGAATAGTTGCCAAAACCTTTTCAAGTGGTCCGTGAACTGTATACATCATTTGTTCTCTTTTGTGCCTATAAAAAGGGCTTGGTCTAAATCTTGATAGTGTGTCAAATGCTATAAGGACTGGAAGCGAAGAATCTGTAGATATTAGTTCTGAATAGAGGTCATCTATGCTAGTTGCTGATACTGGAATAAAAGGGCTGAATGTTTGTGAGGCTGGAACAATATCAAACAACTTAAGTTGCTTTTCAAGATATCCATTAAGCGCAAAGCCTGGATAGTATGTTTGCTGACCTACTAGTTCTTTATCCATAATCTTATTCTACACCAATCTTTAAATTTGCTATCCATCTGAATCCAGTCTGGATACCCTTGTTTTTGCCAAGCCTTGAGCCTTGATTAATATCTTTTTTAAATACAGTTGGATTTTGAATATAGTTATAAATACCAGATGCTCGTAAAAATGATTGCTTAAAATAAAATAACATAAAGTTATCTATTGTTTTTGAAAAAGATCCTTGAACTTGAGTTCCTCCAGGATCTGAAACGGTTACATCATTTGAGGTAAAGATTTCTTCATTATCAATTGTAAAAGCAAGAACTCTTTTCTTTGGTCTAATTGTAACTGGAACACCATTTTCCATAATCTTTGCTTTGTCATAAAATGGAACAGTTGATCCCTTTTTTAATGTTTCTGATTGTGTAAATGTTCCTCTAACTGATAGACCTAGGTTGCTAATAGTATAATCTAGATCAAACAATCTTGCGCTGGGGCTACCAGTCTTATTCCACTCATAAATATGATGTAGTGCTGCAGGGTTAGATCTTGCTTGAGCATCTATATACTGGCCCATAGATGTTATTGTTGCTTGCCCTAGAGCCTTTAAAAATTCAGTCTTTCCTTTTTGTACTCCATCAATAAAACCCATAGAATAATTTACAATATTATTCATTTGTTTTTCAAAACTTTTAGTTGTGGTAGTTACTCTCACTAGTCACCTACAGACTGGTTTTCTGCTCTACGCCAAAGAATCTTGTAGTATTCGATATCTCCGAATGGGCTAACGAATGGTTCTACAGTAGCAAACTCATAGATTGTTGCTCTACCTGATCTTGGTCCTGATGTTTCTCTGTAGATAATAGTATCATTTGCATTACGTATGTTAGTTACCAAAATGTTTGTCATCGCACTGTCAGAACTTTGAGAAGATACTCGTGGATCTGATTTTGTTCTTGCTATTAGTTGTCCGTTATTTTGTAAAAATATTTCTGGCTTGATCTCTTCTTTAGAAGCACCGCCTATAGGAGTAGCATTGCAGATAATACTTCTATCATAAATCCAACTCTTTTGTGCTTGTCCATACTCATTCTGCTTTATCTGTGCATAATAAATATCGGCCTTCATAGGATACATGAAGTCAGTAACTTCACATGTATCCACTATAAAATTCCAATACGTGTAATCTTATTGGTGTATCCTGATAAAATCTTATCTACAATAATGTTTCCAGTACCGCTTGAGATTTGCTTGTCGTACTCAATCTTAAACTGATCAGTGCTATAGTTCTTTACATATCTCTTGTAGTAATCTAGTTTGCCACACTTAATATCTTCAATAAGCATCTTTGTTGCATCTTGAATATCATATGGAACAACTTTATACCCAACCTCAGCCAAGAAAATATAATCAGTTCCTTCTGGGAATGTAACTCCAGGAGTAATCGTTGCAACATTTCCACTGTCATCTGTATCAAACAGTGACAAAGAGTCTGATGCTGCTAGAGGAACTCTTGCTGGTCTGCGCTCTGATCTATTGTATCCGTCTGTTGCTGCAACTGGATCTTTAATGATTGCACTCTTATCTTTTGTAAGCATGTAGTTCCACTCACCTAGTGCTGGACCATCTACAGAATAAATATCATAAACAAGAATTGCGTTTTCATAAACCTTTACGAGTTTTTCAACTTTGTCCCAAACTGGCATGTAGTCAGTCTCTTGTCCAACTGGCTCAACATATTTTCTCTTGTAATAAAATCCACCAGTAATACTATCTATAAGTATTCTGGCTAAGTTTTCATATTCTACATACTTTGCAATATCGGTTGCAGTTGTTAGTCCGTGGCTTGCTGCTAACTCTCTTGCATTTACATATGGTCTAGCAATTTCTAGGTTATCTTGAACAACAATGTCTCCACGATCTGCGTAAACATTTCCAGATTCCTCTAAGTCCTCATATATAGTTAGCGAGTATGACTTATCATATTTTATAAAATCATTGTCTAGTGTATAGGTTACTTCGGAAGTAGGGCTTGATGTAAGATATACAACAACCTCTGCTTGCTCTAAAGTATCTTCAATAACTAAAACATAGCCTGTGCTGGAATCAGGAACTGTATATGTAACAGAAAGTGGGTATGGTGGGAGTCTTAGAATCTGCATAATTATTTACCGTAGTATGATGCTACCTCTTCTGGAGACGCTATGCGTACTGCCTTATGGGTAACCATCTTTTCCGATGCCTCCTTTGAGACGATGTTGTATCCTACTGCAAGAGACCCCAAGCCATTCCAGTGGATATTTCTAGTTGAGTAAAGAGCAATCTTTTCTTCTTTAGGCTGCTCTTTGCCTTGTTTTACGCTTTCAATTTTATTGTCATTTGGATGAAAACTTGCTATTACTTCTAATATTTCTAACTTAGTCTTTACCCCAAATAGATCAATGTTATTTTTTTTAGCGTACGACTTTAGTTCCATAACAGTCTTTGTTGCTAAATCTTCCATTGTAGAATTCATTTGATCTCCCTATACTTACTGTAATTATACCAGAGTTATCTTCTTAGGGTCTGTGCTCTTCTAATTCCTGATGGAGTTCCAGACATGACTATGTTCTCACCAAAATTAGCAGTAGGTATACATCCCAAAGCATTGTACTCTGATATGATTCCGTTAGGTCCAGATATGACTGTTCCAGTAACTCCCCCTGCTACAATGCATCCACCACTACGGTGGTTATGTTCTTCTGGTGTACTTCCTGGATAAGACATTTTTCTCCTTATATGACTAAGGAGGGCAGTTTTTACGCTGCCCCCCTAGATCATTGCTTAGTATTAATTAGGAATCTGAGGCTGCATCTGCGTAAGCAACTGCATCCAACTCTTCCCACTGAAGACCAAAGCGAACGAATACTGTGTATTCAATGGTGTCCTTCTTAGCAACATATTCACGGTTTACTGTGATATCTCGCTGGAATCCCCATACACGGTTTGCTGGGAATGTCAAATCGACATAACCTGCTGGGTAGTAAGGAACTTCCTGGACTGTGATGCCAAGTACACGAGTTGTACGAGCATCGCCGAATGTCTGTCCTGCGCCATCGAGGTAAGCCTGTCGGTTAGACTGTGTGCTTCCTGGAATCTGGCCTGAAACTGCTTCAGCAATTGCATCAGCAAGTGTACCGTTATTCTTGACGATACCCTGGAATGCGTCTGTACCTGCGTAGAACTTAAGGTTTGACTTAAGTGCACGGTACTTACGTGGCATTGCCAAGATGATGTCCTGCATAACGTTTGGAGTCCATTCGTTGCTAGAGACAGTTACTGCTGCTTCGTGAGCATCTGAACCGTCTGTAACCTTTGTTACGAAACCTTCCATGATTGAAAGGAATGGTGATGTTGTACCATCACCGTTGATTGCAAGATCTTCGATATCGTTAGCAAAAGCATTTGTCATCAAGCGAACTAGATGATCTTCAAGTGCTCCACCTTCGATATTGTCTTCAAGCGCTTCAGTTGAAACTTCCCAATCAAGACGAATCTTTTTTGTAGTAAGTTCAACCTTGCTAAATGTAGCACCTGCGTTTGTGAAATCTGGCTGTGCTTGTGCAGCAGCACGGATTACACGCTCACCAACGTTAACTTTTTCAAGTTCCATTGTGTTTGCACGCATTGTGACTCTACGGCCATCCTTGGCGAGAACTGTTGCATCCCACACGTAGTCGATGAAGCGACGAGCCTGCTCTGGTGCTAAAATACCACCTGGTGTACCAGTTGGGTTTACAGAGTTTGCACCGTATGTACCAAAGGCTGCTGTGGCAATGTTACCAAGAGAAGCCGCTGGAGTAAGGTTACCATCTGGACCTGTAACTGTTGCACCGCCGATTGCGCCTGATGCGAATGCACCGTCGCCATTGTGAGCGTGTGTTTCAGTTGGAGAACCTGGATAGTTCTTTACGATATCTGTATTTTGTTCTGACATATTGTTCACCTCCTAGTGATTTTATATCTTAACTTAATAGGTCGGAATTTGTGAGGAAACGTCCGCCCCATAGGGATTTCTGAACCTTCACAGGCTCAAACTGCACGATCTCGCCTAGATCGCCAGACTTGCGGAAAGCGGTGTCTGCAACTACGGCATCGACACGCTTGCCAAACTCATTAAAGTTACCCTTGATATTGTTAACCTCACTTGTTACACTATCAACGGACTTTGTTACTACTGCTATCTGCTCGTTAAGAGACTTGATAGTGGCAGCAAGATCGCCAAAGGCATTAGTAAGAGACTCTTTAATTTCTGAAACTGCTTTTGCAACTTCTTCGTTAAGTGCTACAGAAACTTCATTTACAGTATCTGCTGCTTCCTTATTAGTCTCTTCTTCTACTGTTACATCTGCAACTGTAGAATCTGCACCACCATCAACTGACTTTTCAATTGGTGCCTCATCGACAACCACTGCTTCATCAGCAACTACATCTGTTTTTTCAACTTCAGTTGGCTGTGCCTCTGGAGCAACCTCTGCATTTTCAACTGCAACATCAACTGCTGCTTCTGTTGTTTCTGACATAGGGTTTACCTCCTTTGTAATCTTAATTGTACTAATGCCTTTAGCACTATCAACTAAGAACTTTATCATATCTGCTTTATCTTTATCATTTTTTTCAACAAAACCAATGTTCTTCATTTCTTCTCCAGAAACTGGACTTACATGTGTTTCTTCTTCTGATGTGACAATGAGGCCAGATTGCTTATCATAAAATACATTTTCTAAAACTGTCTCGTCAGCCTTAATTACATCAACGCCGTCAACCTTCTCAACTGACACAATGCTTGCAAACTGATTTGCTGGGCTGTCAACTAATGAAAGTTCGATTAGGTCATAGTCTTTAATAATTCTAATTTGCTTATCCGCTTTTTCGTCATAAGCATCATCCCACTTGTTCATACGTCCCCCGATTGAAAAACCTGTGTACGTTCCGTCAAGAACCTTTTCCCATGCATCCTGTGCACCCTTGGAAATATAGGTAGAAACATAAACACCCTTGTAGAACTTCTTTGACTCTGGATCAAAATACTTTTCTTCTTTAAATGAAATCATTTTTCCTACTGCAGATGGCTGATGCATTTCTCTAATGTTCCCACGGAATTTAGCAAATGCTTCCATAGAAGCCTCTGTTGTTACAATGTCATATTGCTTGTCTAGGTTGTCAAGGGATGCAAAACCTGAAACGATTCTGCGCTCTAAATCCACTTTTCCGAAAGGCATTGATAGACGAACGTTGTCGCCTTCCGTAATCCAGGAAGCCTTGTTAATTTTCATAGCGTATCTATTATACCAAACGTTTATAGGGTTTTCTCAACTATTGAGACGAACGACCCTGACCCTGTGCATTTCTTCCAGATACCGTAGTTGTGCTGTCTGACTGATTGTTTGTTCTTTCGGTATCTCTTGCTCTGTTCCCCGCAGTATTAGCCCTTGCGTCTGCTGCTGCTCTTGCGTTTAACTCTAGTGGCTCATCTCCACCTTCTCTTTGAGGAAGATCAAGAATTTCACGAGCCTCATTTGGAAGCATAATCTGAGACTTAACATATTTTTCAAGAATTTGAGCCTGTGCAATCTCATCTGTAAGAGTAAGTTCGTTAAACTTAAGTTCAAGAATATCTGTTTGCTCTTTAATAATCTTGCTGATTACCTTCTCAAGATGATGCTGTGCTGGTCGTGCAACCTGCTCTTTAAAGGTTCTGTCTTGTGAGAGTGCTGCTGCAAGACCCGATTCTGATCCACCAAGTTTTGAAATAGGAACTTGATGAGCAATTAGAATATCATCACGATTTTGCTTGCGATACTCCTTAAATGATCCATCCTGAACACCATTCTCAATTGGCTCCATCTTAAACTCAACTTTATTCTGGTCTGTGTCTCCAGGAAGAGGAATGTATAGGGTTCTGTGTGACTGAGACTTAAGTCCTGTTTGTAGGAATCTAAACATCTTGTCTTCTGAGTCTCCACTAAGTTGAGCGCCCTTAAGAGTAATGATATATCTTGGAACAGCCTTGTTTTCAAAATAGTCAATATTATACTGAGATGCTAAATGATCTCCAACCAAAGACGGCAGTGCAGAAACAATATCTGGCACACCATAGAATGTATTTAATGGTGAGTATTCCTTGATATGAATAATCTCATTTGGTCTTGGATCTGCTGTTACAGGGTTTGGATTCTTCGCTGCAAAATTTCTAAAGTAAACAATCTTGTTTCCAATAATCTGTAAGAAACCATCGTGTAGTCTACGGACACGAATTGTTGTTGCTGGTATGTGTCCGATATATCCTATTTGTCCTTCTATGTTTCTTCCTACTTCGATAAAACCATTACCAGTTGCTTGAAGGTCTGTATAAACCTTCTCCATAATTTTTGTAAACGAATCTTCATCATTTAAATTTTCTAACCAGTCACGAATTTCGATCTTCATGCGTTCAATGCGCTTGCGAGCACGACCAACCTTTTCTTGATCATCGCTGCTTTCAAAACGAAGTGAAGTAGTATCTGTTAGGTCAAACCTATAGCCTAAGCCAACAATATTTTCTACCTTGGCATCAATAGCAGCATGGTTAGCAAAAGATGTATCGTAAAAGTTAGCCAACTCATACATGTTATATGGTGGTGTAATAACATCAAATAGTCCGTATCCATTACGATATACTGTTCCAGGATTGATCTGCTTTGATGCAGAACTATCTCCTGCTGGCATAGCGTTTGCTGAATCTAAATATGCAGGATCTCCAACAGCCTTGTTTGCTACACGACTTGTTCTGCGTTTAAAATTTTGATTTATCCCGCTAAGGTCTTTTAAGTCTTCCCAGTTTTTATTAAATGGGTCTTGAGCAACAAAAGGATCTGGCTCTTTTTCTTGTGTGTTTAACTTTGCAAAAATTGGATATTCGTTACTCATCGCTGCCATACCTATCGTGAGTTTGTTGTGCTGCATGCCATGCACCCAAGTCATTCATAGATGGGATTAGCCCTTGCTGCATTCTATCTAATTGCTCAGAGTATTCTTCATCAGTGACTCTAGTCAGCCCTGGAACAAAAATTGCGTCTCCGTCACCTGGATCGCCATAATACTTTGCAGCATCTTTTAGTTGTGACATCTTTGAAAGATCGCCTCTCATAGACTCAATGTTAAGGACATTGCCCTCTCCATCAGTAAACCACTTGCCGTTTGACTTCTTATAAACATATAGGCCCCAATTGTACTTCTTTTCAATAACTTGACGACGTACATTTTTTACAAGGGGTTTACCAGTTTTTGGGTTAATTAATGCATCCATAACAACCAGTATACCATATTACACTGGAGATACGGTTTCTGATGACCATGAGACGGCATTATATATTCTTAAAGCATCTGCATCAACAGTTAATCCCTTTAGGTCATCAATAATAATCTTATTTGTTCCAGAGTACGACTTATATACATTTTCTGGGTTAACTCCGTATATTTCTGATGTAGAAATTGACAGCATTCCGTCCCATACATAATTATCAAACCAGTACTGCCATTCGTAGTCAATCAGCCCCTCACTCTTTACATTAAGCCAAGGCCTTGTAATAGTTCTTTGTACCTGCTGCAAGTCTGTTGATTGATAGTAGGATACATTATTAAATACCCCTGGGCCAGTAAGGTTGATGGATCCAGAGTAAGAGTCAAAGTTTAGAGAGTTTGAAAATCTTAATCCGATTACTGACCATTCCTTAACTGTAAGGACTGGCTCTCTTACTAGTTTGCCATTTAAGAAATAAGATACTCCATTATACTGTTGACCAGTTTTTGCATCTAGTGCAAAAATTCTTGCCCTATTTCCAAGGTCATTGTTTGTGACCATAAAAAACTTTATGGTTTCACCCTTATAGTTAATCTCAAATAGTTGGACTGGTGATCCAGGGAATTTAAGATCATCGTGCCTATACCATAGTTGCATAGCATTAATTTTATAACTATCTGAAATTTGTGAATTAACTGGTATTGACAATCCACGATCTACGGATCCATCAAAAGTGCCTTTTAATTCTATTCCAGAATTTCTTGTCATGTATAAATATGGAGTGCTTCCCTTATAAATGGTAAACGGATTTTTTGTTTTATAGTCATAGTAAATTCCTGACCTTGTATAAGGAAATATCTGCGTTCCAAATCTTGTTCCAATTGGATTAAATGAGTTATCGTTAAAAACTTGAGAAGATAGGCTTAGTTGCTTTAGTGATACTGGCTTTGATATTGTTGACCTACTTATAAACTCTAGTCTGTAAACAATAGCAAGATTATCAAAATTAATAGATTTAGTAGGATAAAGAATTGTATTGTCAACTACTTCAAACTTTGTTGTGCTCCATAGCGGGTGGCTGTCTATGTCAATTATTTTACCTTGTCTTGCTTTTTCTAATCTTGTAAAAGATGACTGGAGCGCATTTGCACCATCTTCAATATACTGGAATGTTACATAACTTCTAATAGATGAATTTTCTGTATCATACTCATAAACTTTTTGAGTTTTTGTTGTCATATCATCGTAATCATTCCAGTCAGTAAGCAGTGAGTTCTCTAGTTGCTGATAGGTTTCCTGTACTGGATTAGAATAAGCATTATCTAAATCTCCATATGTCCAAGATTCTAACTCCTGATCTGATTCAATTACTCTTGATGGTGATGGGTATCCAACATTAAATTGAAGAAAATCTAAATCATAAAAGTCATTTCCAATATCATTTTTTACATACTGGGCAAAATAAGAAAGTGGTAAGTAGTCTTCCCAATATCCCGATGTACCTATGTCTAAGAAAAACAAATCATAAGAATCTGTTGGCAATAATGTATAACTTGCTGTATGCTCTATTAGTGATATAGAAACTGCCTCTGTTGATCCTGGCAAAGACAGATCATCAAATATAATAAATCCATCTTCGTCATACCTGTTTTCTATTTCTTTATAGTTTGAGTCTGTAGAAAAACCAACTGTATAAAGTTTTCCAGTAAAGGTGTTATCGGTATTTTGATCTCCACCAACATATAACTTTAGTGATCCCTGATTTCCAAAAAATGAAGAAGTGTTTTGACCAAAAGAATTGGATATAGCATCTATATCAATACCAACTGAAAAGAGTTGGTCTAACTCAATAGATGGGCTTGTATACAATATCTGATTCTCACCACTATAGTTTAATAAATAAACCACTTTATCTTGATCTTGTTTTATTAAGAAATAATCAGAACTGTTTTGACTATAAATTTTTATTAGCGTCTGTGGTTCGTCTAGGTTAATGTTGTCTGTGCTAAAAACAGCATAGATAGATTTAACTTTATTGTTTATAACATTTAAATTATTAAAATTAAAGTAGCATTGGTCTAGGTTCCAAGAAGAGTTTGGTCTAAAGGTTATGAATTTATATGGTCCAGACTGTATCTCTTTGCAATCGTCATATAACGATTTTACACTTTTTGAATTTAAAAAAATTGATGGCAAAGAGTATTCTGGTGTTTTTAAAGAGGATGATGTTGTTACTAAATTATCAAAACTTCCTTGTTGCCATTCTGCAAAATCTGGGTAAGAATAGTTTGCTGTATATTCTGCAAATGGAAAATCAATAAATGCAGTTGTTCCTCCGTATGAAGAGTTAATTCCTTCTGGAGACAACACTCCTTGTCCATAAACCCATCGTCTTTTTGCTACGGTAACTGGAACTTGATAAGGATAAATAGCAACGCAATCAATTTCTATTGGACTAACATCAGCATAAGAATAAAATCCTAGCCAATCAAGAGATCCTTCTGCTGAAGATTGTTCTGGCAAAATTAATTCTTTTGTATTAATTGTAAAAGATAAAACCTCTTCTCCATTAATCAATAGGCTAGCAGTATTTTCTACTATTCGGATGTGAACTAAAATTGGCCTAAACCATTCACCAACAAAATGAGATTTAAAATTATCTCCAACCTTAAGTGTTAAGAACGCTCCATCAACATATAGGCCATCTAAAGACGATATTGGACCAAAGATTCTCTTTGCTATTGATGCGTCAGAGTTAATTCTTGCCCAAAACTCAACCGTATAGTCTTGATATCTTCCAGAATTATTTAGGAATCCTTTTCCTGGAACGATTAAAGATGGATTGTTTCCTGAATTAGGAACTATTTTTGTAACTCCAGATGCTCCAAAAACCAAAGGTATAGATGTATTTCTAGCAACTAAGAAATTATTGTCAACAAAGTAGTACCCATTTTCTTCTGCTAAACCGTAAGCATCTGCCTTAACAACAAGGTTTTCTGTTTGTAAACCTATGCTTGCAGGAAATACTTCTGGGTTTATACCAAGCGATTTTACATTAAATTCTTCTGACCACTGACCAGAACTTAAACCATTTATGTATAGTTTATAGTCTTCAGTGGATGCACCGCCAGGAATAGTTGTTGCTTTGATTACAATTCTAAAAGTTGTGCTTTCATTTGGAATGTCAAATGTTCCAGATACAAAGGTCCAATTTGATGTTATAGGTTCATTAAATGTTTCAAGTTTTTGAACAATTTGAGAGGATGTTGTGTCTGTATATTCATAGCCAATTGATATAGATGTTATCAATGATGATGTTGAGTAAAAATATGTCCCTATACAAAATGTACCAAATGAATTATTTAAATCTTGAAAATTTGTAAGTTCTGGACTTATTAAGACAAACTCTCCCGATAGCCCAGATGGAACATTTGCAGAAACCAAAGTAGACAGGCTATTAGCAAATGGGGGAGTAGGAGCATTGCTGCCTGATCCACTTATGATAGTTGCTCCAGAGTTATCCCAAAGAGTCTGGATGTTTCTTTGATTTTCTGAGATTAGGCTAACATAGTCTGCTTGATCATCTAGAGCCCAAAGAACTAGTGGGTGCTCACTATAGATCTTTTCTGCATATAAATTTGACGGGTTAGACATTATTCTCCTATACCCTTATTATAGCAGGCTAGAGACTAATAAAACTTAATCTCACAAGCATCAGTTGAGCAGTATGCTTCTCCAGCAGCCTCAAGATTTTCTATACCGTCATAAATAGCAGACCAGTCAATCTTACCAATCTTACATACATATGCGTTATATTCTTCTCTTGTGATTTCTGAGTATGGTTGCTGAGGATAAACCTTGTCTCCCATTGGTAGGAATGAAACTGCTTTTAGTTGTCCTTCGTACATATTTAGGGCAGGAGCAATAAACTTCTTTTCAGTTTCTTTATCAAATGAAAGCGTTACAGAAACACCGTTATCTGACCAGTACTTCTGAGCAGTTGCTGCCAAACCAATCTTTTCAAATAGGCTAACCTGCTTTTCAGAACGCTTATGTCCTGATGCTACTGGGAAATATACTACTGAGGTATTTGCTGATACTAAATCGTCTTCAATTTTATATCCCGCTGCTTTAAATAAATGCATCATTGGGTCTGTATTACCAAAACGAATAGCACGAAGGTAGAACTCTCCTCCAGGTCCCCAGTGAACTCCAGGAGTAGCACCAGAAAGAAGTGAAACAGATCCTGATGGCTTAACTGTTGTTACACGGACTGACTCACGAACACAAAGCCATTCTGAATATGAATGATCATATTTACGAATTGTGCTATATCCCTCATCCATCCATTCACGAATAACTGGAAGGCCGTTCTCGTCTGCAAATGAAGCAATACCTGTAAGTGATGTACCAATACGACGATTACGTTGCATAATGCCGTTTGTAATTGGCCAATGTGTTGGCATGAGAGTCACAGTCTTGCCATACAAATATGCAAACTTAAGAGTCTTTAAGAAATCCTCTTTTGACTCATGACGATTAAGGTGAACTTCTACTAGTGTGCAGAGTTCATAAGATTCAAGCGGTTGCTCTGCACATGGATTGAATCCCATGATACGAGCATCTTTATAGTCTGGTGCATCTGCAAGGCGACCATAGTCACGAGCAACTCCGAGCCAAATAAAGCCTGGCTCACCATTATCTGCAATTAGATCAACATAGTCTTCATACTTTGTTCCAACTTCAGCAGAAATAGAATTATTACTCATCCATGCCCAACCTGGTTTTGCTGGATCATATGAGTTACGCTCTGGAAATACTTCTGGGTTCTTAAGATTAATAAAACCATCATCTTCTGCAGTACCTAATGCAAGGGTTGCAGAACGACGAACATTTCCTGATACCACACAGGTACCAATAAGATTAACAAGGTCTACAATAGCACGGCTATCAAGGGCATCTCCTGCTCTAGAGCCAATTACATTACGGATGCGTGTATGGAGATCAATAAGTGGTGCTGGACCGCTTGCAACGCCTCCAAAGCCCTTAATAGGGGCTCCTAGAGGGCGGATAAGGTCATAGGTAAACTCTTGAATTGGTTGATTCTGACGCAAAAATGAATTGATCAAAATACGAACAGACTCTACCCATCCCTCACGAGTATCAGGGATTTCGTAGACTGAGACTGGCTCTGTAGGTGCATAGATAGACATCTGCTTGTCTTGTCCAAGGGTATCAAAGCCTACTCCAATACCCAGCATCAAAGCATCCATCACCCAGGCAAAAAGGGCTCCTGGATCGTTTCTATCAATGTCACGAGTAGAGACCATAGCACAGTTTTGTAGGGAAGCAGAGTTACGCTTCTCCATAGTCATAGGAGTTCCAAATGCCCAGAGACCACGACCTGGGGGAGTCCACTTTAATTCAAACATTCTTTGAAAGGCTTCTTGAGCAGACTTCTGTGCCTTGTTATCATTCCATGGCAGACGATTATCCTTAGCATGATTCTTCTGTACTGAATACATACCCTCGATTACACGACGGCAAACCTCATGCCAGCGTTCCTTAGTTCCATCTTCCTTAACACGAGAATATGTACGAATAAAAGTAATCTCTCCTAATGAGTTAGACCCTGCATCTGAGAATCCAAATGGGGCTGGAGTGTTGTTATATTTATTTACAAATTCATCTGAAAGACGAAAAGAGAATACGGTTTCTGACATTTATTATTTACCTTTCATAGCAAAATTAATTGAGTACTTTGTAATTTCCAAAGTAGTGTTAAGTATATCATAGATTTACAAAGAAAAAACCCCGCTGTTATGCGGGGCTTTAACTTCTTAACCTTAAGTTTAGGTTAAGTGCTTTACTTTTTATTAAGTACTATGCTGTTAGGTCTCCGAAAGCAACCCATGTATCTGTTGCTCGCTTTACAAGAGTTACTGCAGACCATTGTGCTCTAGTCTTTAGACCAGGTGTACCGTTAACAGTTACTCCACCTGCTGGGGTAATTGTGGTTTGTCCTGAGCCTGTTTGAACTACGTGAATTCTTGTTCCGATTGGGAATGCTACGCTTGAGTTTGTAGGAACTGTAAGTGTATTTCCAGAACCGACATTCATCTCAACCATTTGATCCTTATTTGCAAGAACTAGAGTATATGATGAAGTTTCTGCATCAATTGTAACAAGTGAGTTTACCTTTAAATCAAGTGCTGTCTGTGTTGCAGTTGACACTGGCTTGTTAGCATCAGATGTATTGTCTACGTTGCCAAGACCAACATGTGTTGCAGTAACACCAGATACAGTTCCTGTAAATGTTGGTGAAGCAGTTGGTGCTTTAGCATCAATTTGTGTTTGAATTGCTGAAGTTACTCCATTAAGGTATCCAATTTCAGTATCTGAAACATCTGCAACCTTGTCTTGCTTGTTGCCAAGTGCGGTTGTTATACCTGCAGCATATGATGCATCATCATTAATTGCTTCTGCTAACTCGTTAAGAGTATTAAGTGCTCCTGGTGCTCCACCAATTAAATTATCTATTGCTGTTGTAATGTTTGCTGGTGTTGCTTTAGCATCCAGTGCTGCTTGTGTAGCAGTTGAAATTGGCTTGTCTGCATCTGATGTGTTATCAACATTTCCAAGACCTACCATTGACTTTGTAATACCAGCAACAGTACCTGTAAAGGTAGGTGACGCAATCGGTGCCTTGTCATTGATTTGAGTCTGGATTGCTGATGTTACGCCATCAAGATATCCGATTTCAACATCTGTAACATTTGCTACACGAGCCTGCATTACTGTCTGATCTACAGAGACTGCACCAGTTGTATCATTGTATGAAAGTCCTGTTCCGACATTTGTTCCAATAGCATCCTGTGCTCTTTCATCTGTAAAGTACTTGTTTGTTGCACCCTCTGAAAGATTGTCGGTAGTAGAATCTGCTACACCATTCTCAGCAACAATTGTAATTCCATCCTTGTCGCCTGTGATTGCAATATTAGTCTTTGTAGCATTAACCAAGAGGTTTGCTGCAAATGTCTTAGTTGCTAGTTCTGCTGTATCATCAATGCCGTGAACCAGAGTTGTGTCACTATTGTGTGTTGATACTGCACCATCTGCGTAGGTCTTTGTTGCAACTGTTGAGTCAATATTAAGTGTAAGTGTACCAGCAGCGTCATCATATGACTTATCTAGTCCATCACCAGCAGCGAGAGCGGTTGCTACTGCATCTACGGCATTTTCTGCCAACTCAGATGAGTTAGCCTTTGAGTTAATCTGTGCCTGAATGTCTGAAGTAACTGCTGACAAATATCCAATTTCTGTATCAGAAACACCTGAAATAATATTTTGCTTATTATTCATTGTAGCAATAATTTCTGCTGCAAAATCAGCATCATCGTTAACTGCTGCTGCGAGTTCATTCAAAGTATTGAGGGCAGCAGGTGCTCCATCAACAAGTGCATTAACTGCATTGGTAACAGCGGTTGTAATTTCTGTGTCTAAACCTACTAGTGATGGGATCTGCTCTGATGGGATAACGCCAGAGGCGTTAAGTGTTGCAACACCATTAATTGCACCCTTTTGTGTTAGAGGAATATAGTCATCAATGCTGCCACCTAGTTCTACAACATCAGCAAAGTAGTTTAGGTCTACCCAGTGGTTTATTCCATCACCAATCTTAAACTTGTTAGTGTCTGACTCATAGCCAATTTCACCAGCATTAAGGATTGGACCATCTCCACCATTTGTGGAAATCCATTGTGCAGCGGTACCTTTACGCTGTTGCATTCTTGTTGCCATTTATATACTCCTCCGTATATTAGTAACTATAGTATAACAGATAATTAATTGAAATTATCTATTGCGTCCCCGCCATTCCAAACATATTCCCATGTTGTTGTACTATAACTTCCAGCACTTACAAGAACTCCTGGTTCGTCATATGAACCACCAGAAACAAATGTACTTACTATTAGTCCTGTACCATCAATTGAAGTATCATGAATGTGATCCCTCAAAACTTCTGAATCAGAAAGGGTAGCAATTGCCATCCACTGACTATCGTAATAAACATGAACTCTTTCTGTAACACTGTCAAACCACAAGTCTCCATTAGATGGTGAAACTGGTGATTCTTCAGAAACAGGTACTGATGCTGGAAGAGAATCTACATAGTCCTTGGTTGTTGCATGACCACCAAGGGTAGGAGTGGCAACAGTGACTGTTCCTCCAAATGAACCGCCGTTTACAACGACTAAGCCATTCTTTACTTTAAAGTCTTTGTCGACTGTTGCCATCTCTTACTCCTCGTTAATTATGCTAGTAGTGTTCCAACAACGGTGATTGTTGAAGTGTTGTTAGTTGGTGTTACACGAAGTCTTACATCTGCACCAGATACATCTGCTGTTATGGTTGATGATGAACCGTTTGTTCCAACAATTGCGTATTCTGTGATAGCAATATTATCGGATGTATCAAGTGTGATAAGAACTTCAGAAAGTTCTGTGTGTGTTCCATATGCAGTCTTTACAAGGAACTTTGCTGAGCGATAAGTTGCCTTAGCAAACGCATAAGCAGTAACCTGTGATCCACCTGTTGGGGCAGATACTGTTGCTGCAATCTGCTTAGCAAGTGAGTTAACCTCAACTGCTGTGAAGTTTGGAACAACTGCTTCAAGAGCATCTACTGCACGAACATCTGTGAAGTAAAGGTTTGTTGTACCTTCGTCAAGATCATCAGTATCAGAATCTGCTACACCGTTTTCTGCGGTGATTGTAAGATTATTGCTTCCATCTGCAGTTATTGTGATGTTTGTCTTTGTTGCACTTGTAAGAAGCGCTGCTGCCTCTGCCTTTGCACGAGCATCTGTATAGTAAAGGTTTGTACCTTCTGCTACATCAGATGTTGTTTGGTTATCAACATAGTTCTGAGTTGCAAGAACATCTGCACCCCATTTAACAGACTTGCCAGAACCTGGTGTAAGAATAACGTGGTCTGCTACAGATTTAAGACCAAGATCTCCACTGTTAGCCTGAATTTCAAACTCATGGCTTCCAGCAAGAACTGCAATTTCGCCTTC